TGCCCTGAGCTTCGTTCGTTTCTGCCACCTCATCGAATCCGCAGGCATGAAATCAATCACACTCAGCGATTCCATTTTCGCCCCTCGTGTTGCCGCCATCATCACAGTGTTGCTGTGAATCATTGCAGATAGCGAGGCTGCCTGTTCCCAGTGCGATCCAAACGGCTCGCACTGGTAATACGCCCACCACACATCAAAAACCCGATCCGATATTGAATCCAACCACGCCTCTGGATCGTCTATTCCAAGTTCAAGGCAGACTCGGCATGCGAATCGGAGACGGTGGTTTTGTCGGACTCCCCCAGCGTTGTCGACGCCTCACTCACAATGGCAAACTTTTGACACTGCTCCGACAACTGCTGATAAAACGCAAGATCAATTGAGCCGAGTTGTTTCGTCTCGGTATCCTTAAACAGTCGCTCGCCTTCTTCGTCGATCCACATGCGTGCCGTGAGCAGCATGATGGCGTCGTTTAAGTTTGTCGCATTCCACTTGCCATCCTTATCAACCAAAGACATCTGGTACTGCGAGTGCTCCAAAGGTGTCGGTCGCTGAAGCCTGACCCTATGCCCGCACACTTCAATGTCCTTGGTCAGCCGCTTTGTCAGTTTCCCTAACGTCGCTCTCGTTAGTGTCATTATTCGTCATCCTCTTTCGGTTGAAAATCAGGATCGACTGGCATAACTACGCCGCCGATTTTCAATGCTGCTGTTTCATTGACGGCCTGAATCAATTCGGCCCTCGTGGTTTCGCTAAATGACACAATGCACTGCAACCACGCGTCCGGCGATTTCGGCAAGTATCCAACCTGCACATCATCGCAAAACACTATCCATTGCTCGTGATCCACCGGCGATCCGTTGGGAGCTTCGCCGATGTGATCAATCAATTTGATTTCCATCATGTTTCTCGTGTCTGTGATAGGGTTTCGCCGGTCATCTTCAGCGTGAACTCACAATCCATCGTTTCGTTGTTTGCCAACTGAGGAAAGGCAACACGGCTGAAGAACGCTTTGCCCGTGATTGTTCCGCGCGTCACTCCGCTGGTCGCTGTGCTGAGCTGCGGGAACGTTACCGTTACAGTTGCTACGGCTCCATCGATTGGCGGCAGTCCCAACGATGGATTAAACCGGACGACGCCGCTGATTTCGTTTGGCGTGGCTAAATCCTGCGGATCGTTTCGCAAAAATCCAGTGTCTGCCAGCAATGTCACGTCACGCTCGCCAAGCGTCCATTCGCCTGGATTAATCGAAACAACATTTCCAGCCCACGCTGTAGTGATGCCAGTTGTCTGTGTTCCGCCAAGAGTGATCGTGGCTGTGTTGCCTGTTTTAAATCGTGTCCCTGTTGCCATTTTACACCGTTTCCTGATATGCGATCATGTAATCAAAAATCGTTAAATATCGATGCTCCTGTGATCCGTCAGTCGGCCGCTCATCCAGCGTCTGGATGCCTCCTGTGATCATTACAGATTCAATCGATACGCCGCCCATTGCTCCGGTGTAACCCTGTAAATCACTTGCCCTGACCGCTTCTGCAATCAGGTTCGCACCAGCCCGCGTTGAGGCAAATGCAGTAAACTCGATTCGGCTTCTGGCAATTCCAGACAATCCGTTAATGAGGTGATCGTGCGTCGTGCTGATAACCGTGTACGTCAACGCTCCACCTGTCCTGATTGTGTATCCTTGCGGCAGTACATCCGGGAATATGCGAGTCGATACCGCGGCTGCTACGCCGACATTCGCCGCTAGATATCCCCTGACTGCACTACCAAGATCCGCCATTATTTTGCCATCCGATTTGCTGCGGCTTCAATTCCTGACTTCAAAGACGAAGTCACGGCCGCCGATGCCGCTGATTTTGTTTCGTCTGCCGTTTTCTTCACAAACTGATTGACCTTGCGAATTGTGCCAGCATCATGCCCCCACAAAACCTTTCGCTTATGATCTTTTGAAAACAGGTTTCCATGCCCGCCGCCGTCACTGTAAGAAGGCCCGACCAAACCAATCCGGCCAATCAACACACCCAGTTTTTTCTTTGGCCTTACTACTGATCGAATCGTCGTTTTGAGTTTTTTCGCACCACTCCAGCGACGTTTTGTTTTTGTTGATTGTTTTTTGCGTGAACCGTCACTTTCTGGCGTGTTGGCAAGCATGGCCGCTTCAACTGGCACCGTTCCAGCCTGTATTGCGTTCTCAATAACCGTACTTCGAATGACAGATTCCAGTTGCTCTAATTGCTTCAGGAATTTGTTGCCATCAATAAGCTCCATCCCAATCGAAACGCGAGCCATTACAGCACCACCGATTTGCAATAGAGTTCTCGATAGCGATCCATGCCCTGAACTGCTTTAACGTAGACGATCCAGAAACGTTGCCCGTCAATGTCGATCGCCATTTCTGGCGTGTAGCCGTCCCGATAACGCACTGTGAATATGGCACTGATTCCGGCCTCCACTTGTCGCCCACGTGCTCCTTCGCCGCCTGTTGTCGGCTCGTACTTCGCTGGCTCATCTGACAACCAAGTGCTAAGCGTTACGACTGGTTGCCCGGCTCCGTCCTGTGTTGTGCCTTCTACGCTCACCGTAATTCGGTGCCGCATCGTTCCAAGTCGAAATTTTCGTTCAGGGCGAAAGGTCATGGATAACTTGCCCTCATCTTCTTTGCGACAAGTGCCTCATACGCCCGCCGCTCGCCAGATGCTGCGATCATGTCGCGGTCTTCAAATCGATTGGCCAAACTCAATTTGATTGCCATGCGGTCAAGTTCCGGACACGCGCGGGAGTCGCTGCCATATCCGGCCGTGTAGGTGATTTTGACGGCTTCGCTTCTGTCCTGCACATCGGGTTTCACGAATGTGTCAAGAAAACGCACCTCGTCGCTGTCCAGGTAGTAATTGGTCGATGAAACGGTTTGCGTTGTTCCTGTTGTGTCAACGTAGGTCACTGAGGAAACTGCAATTGCTGGCCGCACCGACAAAACGACGGTAGACAGAAACTTTGGCAGCCGATGTTCCAGCGTCCGCGTAATCAATGCGATGGAGGTGTCGCGTTCCCATTCCTCGCGAGCCGCTGCAATCATCGACGCCAGCTCTGTGTCGTGACTATCGTCGCTTGCCCCGATGCTGAGCTGTGCCTTGGCCTCTGCGATCGTCACTGGCTCGGTCGTCGGAGGAGTCACCACTCGAACCGTATGGCGGATTTCTTGATCCTTCTCCCGCGTCGCCCGGTCCGGGTAATAATCTTGCCACGTTGTTCCGTTGCAAAACATCAAAGACGCCTCCGCCGATTACATCCAATTCAAACCGAGACCCAACGCGATACCCGCGCCAGTCCTGCATCAATTCGACCTGCATGAGTCAATCCATTCGTTCGGGTATGCGTGAACGGCTTCGTATGTGTTTGGCTCAACCATGACGACCATTTCTTCCATGTGCCCGATTCGCGTTTGCGGATCAAGATAGACCGTGTTTCCAGCCGCTTCCCACTGCTTCCAAAACCAAATGTCATCATCAATGCGAAGGTCGCCCCATTCGCCCTGCTCATCTGGTTTCGACCAAAACCAAGGCTTTGCAACGTTCTTGAGCTTCTTCAAATCAATCACGGTCAGCCCGAAATGTGCTGTCGAAACCTGCAACGGCGTTCCGCCCACCTCTGCTGTCGATTGTCCTTTAATGCTTGCCAGCATCGTTTTGTTTCCACGCCGGATCTGCATGGATGCCAGTGCGTCGATATGCGGATTGGCTTCCAAGGTCTGCAGCAATCGCATAATGTCGCGATCTGTGAACAGTGAGTCACCGTCACAGATCACGGCAATATCAACGTCTTTTTCCACAGCGTGCTGCAACATCCGCTGCATACACTGGCCGTAAAACACGCCTTGCGAATCCTGCAGCGGAATCTTTGCCGCCACAAATGCCGCGTCTATGTAGTCTCGACAAAAACAATTGATGTAACGCGGCGAGGTCATCATGCCGCAAACTTTTACAGATTTTAAGGTCACTCGTTTGCTCCGGGTGTTTAGGTTCGATTAGCCAATCGCAACAAAATCGGCTTGTCCTGTGGTGCCTGATGGCATGATGTCCATTGTCAGTTCCGCAACGGCAGCCAATGACACGACGCTGTTGGTCGTGTGAGTACCAGGTGTTGCGAACAGACGAACGTATCGCTTTCGCGTTCCGTCGTTGTTGATGTGAAACTTTGCGTCGCGGCCAGTCGCCGTTGACAGTGTCACTGACAACTGCATCGTGCTGGTGCTGATGTCAGTGAAGTCGGTTGTGGTTGTGGTGTCGGATTCCTGAATCTTGACGACGACTGGAGCAGCGTTTGTGTTTGCCGCGACTGATGTTGTCAGAATGATGGTTGCATAATCTGCCCCCTTCATATCAACAATTTCCCCAGCGGCTGTAACCGTCGCCGCCGCAGTCTGAGCTGACAGTGCAATGACTGCCTGAGTTTTTTGATTCGGTTTCATGTGTTCACCTTATGAAAATGATTGCGATTGGTTTTTGGAAAGACCGGAACGCCAGCAAGCCAGCGTTCCGGCCGGGTCCACCCGGAGCGACGAGTGGCTCAGTCATTAGCCCATCTGGATCATCAGCAGCGGACCAGCAGCGTTGGCCGTTCCACGCTCATGCACGTTGATGTCGAATCGCTCCGTCACTCGCAACGCCAGAGCGTCCTGAGCAAAGTACAGCGATTCGTCAGCCCGCAGAGTCACGCCACGACGCGTGCCCATCGTTGCGGCCATTGCAAGATCACCGAAGTAAGCAATCTTTGTTGCGCTTGCTGCTGTCGATGGAAGGGTCTGAATAAACCGCACTGGATAGCCGAGGAACTGCAGCACTGGCCCGTTGCCGAGATCCTGCACGGTGTTTCCACCAGCAGCCATTTGCAGGCGACCCATTGAAGCATGGTAAACGGCCTTATGGACGTACCACGCTGGCTGAATGCCTGGGAATTCCGGCAACTTGCCGACTGCTTCCTGAAACGTGCCGATCAGCAGGTTCGCCAATGCGGTAACGCCAGTTGCGGTGACCACGGAGCCTGCCGCCAGTGCGTTTGCAACGCCGGTGATGCCGCCGTAAGTGCTCGTGCCATCGCCAAGGAACCCGCAGGAGTCTTCGCGAACCGCCAAAGCATAGGCAAATTCGCGAGCGTAGTAATCAGCAACTGCGATGATCGAATCCTCGTTCAGTTCGCTGGAATACTGCGTCAGAGCAGCCAGTTTCTTGGCTTCCAGTCGCACCTGATCGAGTGCCGTTGTTGATGCCGTGATGGTGTCATTCTGGCCCACAAAATACGTGGTGAATCCAGACACACGACGAGGCACCAGCGACACATCCGAAGTCATCGGCCAGTTCATGGCGTATCGCCGGAACATGCCAAATTCTTCCTTGAGGTCGATCAGGGCGTTTTCCAGCACTTCAGGAACGAGATACCCGCCCTTGCTGTTGTCGTCGCTGCTGTGCTGCATCGACACGCCGTGGTCTTTCAGCCACATCTTTGACTTGTCATCGTTGCCGATGGCAGCCATAAGGAAGCGGCCAGTCAGATAGGCGTTTGCCTCAGCGTCCGGGCCTTTGAAGTGCTTGACTGTGCCGTGACGCTTGGCAGTCGCTGGAACGAGCACTCGAGGCGGCTCAGCAGTGGCGAGTGCGGTGCTGTTGGCTTGGCCGCCAACTTCGATTGAGCCGATTGAGCGAACTCGTGCGGCTGCGTTTGCGTTAACGCGAGCAGCTCGTTTTTCGTCGGCGTACAATTTCTGCAGAACGCCGGGCTTGTCGTCCGTGCCCTGAATGCGATCCACTTCGGCGGCTTCTTCTGGCGTGAAATCGCGGTTTTCTTCCTTTGCGAGAGCGACGATGGCATCAACCTTGCCAAGCGCTTCGTCAATCTGCTCGCGAATTACTTTCAGATTCCAAATCATTTCCATAGTCCTTAGTCGATTGTGATGCCGACTCAGGCCATGAAAAAAGCGGCGCAAAAAGTCGGCGAAATGTTTTCGCTTTGACTTTTCCGGCCGCTAACGAGTTGCTCAGAAAGGTTGTGTTCGGTGCAGGATTTTTCCCTGCGTGAGTGCATCTAAGCAGATTGTCGGAATCGTGTCAACGTTTATTCTTTTAACGTAAACACTAAATCTGGCTGCTCCACCATCCGGCCGGGCAATCGCGATGCCTCGTATTGCTCAAACTGCGACATCCATTGCAGAATGGCTGCCTCTGAATTATCTGGTGTTCCTGTGTAGTGACAACAGCCAGCCCCGTCTGCTTCCAGTTGAATGTAACCGATCATGCCGTCGTTGATCATCGGTTCGAGCGTCTTGAGAATTGCAAAGTCCATACCCTGCGCATCAATCACTAGGCAATCAATCTGGGTGACTCCCAGCATCTGCAGAACATGGTCGAGCCGCACAACGTGCACATGGATCGCTGTGGTGTTGCTGAAATCTACATTCCGCCATGTGCCCTCAGCCTGTGCTGTGATGTTGCCGAGCGACGACGATAGCCCATCAGTGTTATACAGATTAAATACACATTTGCCATGCTCCTCCCCGCAGGCCGCTTCGATCACGATAGCCTTTGGCTGCGTTGCGTACCTTTTCCGGCACGCTTCAGCAGCCTGCGGAACAGGCTCAAACATGATCGTGCGATCGTGCATGTCAACAACACAATCCAGTGTTTTGTCTGGCATGTTTTGCCCAACAATTACCGCAGTTCCCATCATCGCTCCTTGTCGTACCAACCTTAACGCCCAAACATAGCCTTGATCTGTTGAAGCCGAATTTCACGCGATGCAATTGTTGCTGGCGTCCGACTTCCTGCCGTTGGTTCGTTGGGCTTTTCGCCTTCTGGCTTGCTGCCATACATCGCCTTTGCGAACTTTGGAGCGTCAACGACAATATCTCCGACTTCTGTCGCAAACCCGGCCGCAACTGCTTCTTGTGCCGTGTACCACGTTTCTGCGTCGAGAATGGCCATTATCTTCTTGCGGTCCTTTTTTGTCCGGTCCATGTAGGCGTCCAGAATGGAATCTCGGTATTTGTCCAGAACGTCGGCCGTCTTTCGCAACTCAGCGGCGCTACCCATCGCCATTGTCCACGGATTATGAACCATCATCATCGCGTTTTTCGCCATAACGACGCGATCTCCAGCCATTGCGATGTAACTGGCGATCGAATACGCCGACGAATCCACAACAACGTCAACGCCGCCCTGATGCCGCTTCAGTGCGTTAAAGATTGCTCGCCCTTCATCCACGCTTCCGCCGGGGGATGAAATCCGGAGCGTCACCTTGCGGCCTGACATCTTTGCAAGGTCAGGTAGTACCGTTGCCGCGTCAATCATGCCCCAGAACGATGAACCAATTGCGTCGTAAAGAAAGATTTCGCCGGTTTCCAAATCAGACTGGTACATGCTTTGTAACCTTTTCGACTAAGGAGTCATGAACGAAAATTGAGTTGACTCGTGTCGTCCCGAGTCGTGTGTAATTGAAATCACAAGCAATTGAATAAACGGTTTCAGCGTTGTCTTGGATCTTGAAGCCTCCATCGATCTCAATGCCTAGCAGCCACGCCGGAACACGCGCAATATCATTCGTGTTTCCAGAATGGCATTTGTCAAAATGCTCTACCATCAGAATGCTCGTCTGATGATTGCTCAACACATGCTCCATGATAAGACTGTCGATGCTGTCCACATCAATGACACAAAGCATCACATGTGCGTCGAGATTGGAACTTGTTTCAAAAGCATATTCCCCGCGTATCTTGGCGCGTGGAAACTTAACGACCAGTTTGCTGATTGAATCTTCGTCTCTTTCAAACAGCACGCAATCAAGCCCGTAATTGTGAAACGGCTCGATTGTCAACGGCAGCCCCTCGCCGTCACCAGCCCCGATTTCAACGCACTGGCCTGGCTGGTTGATTAGGTTCGCCAACGCAACCAAAATTCCCTGTTCACCAAACTGCCAGCCGCCTGCCTTTTCTGTGAGCCACTCAAACTCCGGCCGATCGGCCACAAATCCTTCTGTCATACTGTCGCTCCGAGTATGTAGTCTGCCAAATCTTCAACACGTTCGGCCCATGATGCCGTCAGCTCCCCGACAGCGTCTGGCAATGCCTTCGCTGCCGTCTTGCTCATGACTTCGATCAACCCATCCTGCGAAATTCTGCAATGCTCTGCGGCCGCATACGGCGTTCCCCCAAGCTGCTCACACACATCGCCCAGCGTGTGTTGCCATTTAGCGTAAAACTTTTCAACGGACTGGATCGGCGTTTTTGTTTTGACCGCTGCTGCCACTCGCTGCTGCTCGATAGCCAGCAACGGTCGCAATCGTGAAATTACGGCCATTCGCTGCACTGCTTCCGTTTCTGGATCGTCCTCCGGCTCAGGGTCTTCGGGAACGTCTGGCGAATCCTCTTCCATCGGTGCCGTCACTGTGATCGCTGGATTCTGGTATTCATCCCCGCCGTCATAGGGATTCATGTCCAGTTTTTCGCGTGCTTCATTCGGGCTGATCACCGTTGCCGCGATCAGCTTTGTCAGGTATTCCGCCTGTTTGAGCGGGTCCATTCTCATCAGGGCATTGGTGTTGAACTTGAAGTAGTGGGTTTCGCTGGTCAACTGGCGTTCCGTCAGCAACGATCGATTGCAAGCGGCCTCAATGTGAACCAACCAGCGGTTTAGGCAGTTCGTCAGGTACGCCAAGTGCTTTTCTGCAAGGCTGTTGTACGACACTGAGGAATCATCGCCAAGAATCTCCTCAAGACAGAACCACATCGCAGCCTCTTGACGCTGAAATAGACGCTGCTCTATCCACTGGGAATCCTTACCGCTCATCGACACCATGTTTGCCTTGATGCCTTCGCGGAGCATTGCCGTTTTCCCGGTGTTTTCTGCCCCGTCGTGAGCCTCGCGGAACATTGACAAAAACTTCTTCGCTTCTTCCTCATTGCGAAACATGCCGCCAGGGGCTTCGAGAAT